TATTATAACCGCAGCAGTGGCGATAGCCAGACACGAGCAATGCGCGATTTCCATAACTTATATGTGAAAAAACTATTGATTACCAAAACGGCGACCAAAGGGAATACGCTTATCGACTATGCTGTAGGTAAAGCTGGCGATTTCCCGAAATGGATTGAGGCGAAATTATCATTTGTATTTGGCGTCGACTTATCGAAGGACAATATTGAAAATCGTGTAGATGGCGCGTGTTCTCGATTCCTGAATTATCGCAAAAAGTTTCGGTCTATGCCTTATGCATTATTCGTCAACGGTGACAGTAGCGCGAATATAAAATCGGGCGACGCTGTGTTCACGGAAAAAGGAAAGCAGATTGTTCGTGCTCTATTCAACGAGGGGCCCAAAGATGAGGGCGTATTAGGGAAAGGCGTTTATCGTCAATACGGGAAAGCCAGCGACGGATTTAATATATCTTCGTGCCAGTTCGCCCTACACTACTTCTTTGAGAACATCGAAAAATTAAATAACTTTATCAAAAATTTAAGTCAGTGTACGAAGGTAGATGGGTATTTTATAGGAGCGTGTTATGACGGAGTATCTATGTTTAATGCCTTGCGTTCGACACCACGAGGAAATTCGATTGCGCTCAATATTGAAGCAGCTAAAATATGGGAGGTTACCAAGGATTATTCTCAGACTACATTTGATGATGATATTAGTTCCGTCGGTTATGCTATAAATGTATATCAAGATTCTATCAACAAAACAATAAAGGAATTTCTGGTAAACTTCACATATTTTACACAGCTAATGGATAGCTACGGTTTTCAATTAATTAAGCGCGAGGAGGCGAATAAATTGGGGCTGCCAAATGGCACGGGAATGTTTAGCGAACTGTATGCGAGAATGGAGGCAGATATACAGCAAGACCAGTCGCTGAGAAATAGGTATGGATCCGCTCCATATATGAATGCAAAAGAGAAGCAAATCTCGTTCTATAATCGGTACTTTATATTCAAAAAAATATCGAGTGTAGATGTTGAAGATGTATATAGAAGCGTTACAGGAGTTCACGTATTTGAAGAAAAAATGAATCGCAGAGACACTAAGGCTGCGCAAATGACGGCGCTACAGTTTGCCGAGTCTATGGGCGAGGGTGAGGGTAAGGGTCAGGGAGAAGGCGCGTCTTCACTTAAATATAGACCAAGTGCGGCTGCTCAACTTCGGTTACTGGAATCGGAATCAGAAGGTCTTCCTGAGGCGTCGAATACTGTTGTTTCGCAATTATTTAAATCTGTTGCTCCACCCGCTTCATCATCTAAAATTAAATCGGTAAAAGGAACAAATCTGTTTTCCACGGGGATGGGTGCATCTTCATCATCATCATCATCATCACCATCACAATTAGTCGTCAAGAAATCCGCGGTACTTCAGCCGGTTTCTGCAGAATCAGGTTCTAAGCCGTCGTCGTCGTCGTCGTCGCAATCAATACTGGAGAAATCAAAAGCAGGGACAAAAGCATCGGCGTCGAAACTAGGAAAAATTAGCCCTCAGGATGCAATATTTGCTAAATTATCTTTGCCAGAAGAATCTGTATCATCTTCGGCAATACTAAAGGGAAAAAGTAAAGCTAAAAAGGGAAGCGAGGATAAAGATAAATAATAAATAGTACATTAGACTCACGGATAGGGCGAATATAGGGCGAATAAATCATAAATACATAAAACTGTATGTGGTTATGATTTCAATTTTTTAAGTCTAGCCGTGCGCGCTGTTGTGAAACGTCAGCGTTAAACCACCTCAAGCTCTCTGCAGCAAAATACAATCGCCTGTCCCGTCTGGTGCAGCATTTATGTACACGCCCCTGGCTTCAAGGTACACTGTTCAACTGTTGCACTACAGCTGTGTGCGCGCAAAAACTGGGGGGGAGCGGAGGAGGGGACGGTATTGCAGCCCATCGGGAGCAGACATGCCAAACTGTCAAGGTTTCCACATTTGAAACAGAAATTCTGTGTTCAATGGGCGTGGAAGTGAGCTGCTGTAGGGGTCTTAGGAGTTGGGTTGAAATTGGAATCCAAATATCAGTAGTGTTGGCAGAAAGTGATAGGCACAGTGGCACACACCTCCTGCGTGTGATACCGGCTGTACAAAGTCCGATGGCAAAGTTAGCTAGTCCTTTCCAGGTTCTGTAATCCTGTATCAATCTCCATACAGTTCTTTGAGAGCGGCAGCTCTTTCTTCATCTGTTTCTGGTTCTCGTCCTTTAGAATAGTCTGGCGTGCGGGGCCTAGTATGATTGGTCCAAGTCGCGTTTCTCATAGTTTGATCCAAATATTCCCTAACCCCAAAATCAGGCCACCCTCCCCCACACATGCGTTTACCCCGCCTCCTGGTGTGCCTAACACGATGATGTCTACGACTACGCGTCGAACGTCTTTTTGTTCGTCTATGACTAGAACGTCTACTTCTTTTTGCCATTTTCTAAATTTATTCTTATAAATTAACTAGATATAATAAAATAAAAATTCCCTAAATATATAAAAATTCCCTAAAAATATATTAGACTCGCGGATAGGGCGAATATAGGGCGAATAAATCATAAATACATAAAACTGTATGTGGTTATGATTTCAATTTTTGTTAAAAAACAATAATACATAATTATTATTTATCATCCATCATCCATCCTGTTTACCTCCGCCTCCTGGTGTGCCTAACACGATGATGTCTACGACTACGCGTCGAATGTCTTTTTGTTCGTCTATGACTAGAACGTCTACTTCTTTTGGCCATTTTCTAAATTTATTCTTATAAATTAACTAGATATAATAAAATAAAAATTCCCCTAAATATATATTAATTCCCCTAAATATATTAATTCCCTAAATATATATTAATTCCCTAAATATATAATATTTAGAATCAGGCAATTAACCAATAAATAATATCACGTAAACAATCTAAATATTATTTATTACATACATATAACAAAACATCAATGTCCTATTATATATTAACATCAGGTATAAATCTAAAAATTCATAAAAATATTTCTTTTTCATTTGAATCATTGAAAGAAGATAATAATGGCAATAATGCCAATACTACCGTGTCTCCCATATATCCTAAAAATTCATATATATCACATTCATTATTCGATTTTTTGTCAAAATTTAAAAAACAAATTGAAATATCCGCCGATGCCTGGGATAGTATTAAAAAATTCACAAATCCATACGAATTTATTCACACCGTAATCCCTGGAAATAAAAACTCGATTAGTAAATTAAAACCATTATCCAGGTCCTTTTATAAAATGATAGAATTATGGAAATTATTCAAGTTTGATGAAATCAGAAGCAACTATGTATTGCCAAGTATAAGCACGTTTCATTTAGCCGAAGGTCCAGGAGGATTTATTGAGGCTACATCACACGTAAGGAAAAATCCGGATGATATATATTATGGTATGACGCTTATAAATGATGATCCAGGATGCCCGGGATGGAAGAAGAGCAATACTTTCTTAGATAATAACCCAAACGTGAAAATAATAAGAGGCGAAGATGATACTGGCGACCTTTTGAATATAGAAAATTATAAATATTGTAAAGATAGATATATGAATTCAATGGATATTATTACAGCTGATGGTGGTATTGATGTATCTATCGATTTCAATAAACAAGAGCAATTAGTAAGTAAATTAATCATTTCCGAGGTCATATATGCCATTACGATGCAGAAAAAGGGAGGGCACTTTGTTTTAAAAATATTTGATATTTTTTCGAAGTTAACAGTGGATTTGTTATATTTATTATCCTCTACATATGCCGAAGTATATATCACAAAGCCGCATACAAGCAGATTAGCAAATTCGGAAAAGTATATAATATGTAAAAATTTCTTACTGGATTCGTCTTTAAAAATAGCAGAGGCATTTATGGAAGAATTCGCAAAATTAAATGACGCGAAAAATGTGGTATCGATATTAAATATTGAGCACGATTATTATTTTTTAAATAAGATAGAGGAAATAAATGCTATATTGGGTCAGCGGCAGTTGGAAAATATAATTACTACATTAAATGTTATTACGAATCGCAATAACCACGATAAAATTGAGTCGATGAAAAAAAATAATATACAGAAATGTATTAGTTGGTGCGAGAAACACGACATATCGAGTATAAAATTATCATTTTCAAACAATATATTTTTATCAAATGTTTATGAAGATGGTACACCAGTTTCTACATTGAGAAGTCATAACTCATTTTTGAAGAAAAAAAATTCGACTTATACCAATACGACTACCATCCATACTGCTTCAAATGACACACCGGACACACCGGACACACCAGATTCTATTGAAGTAGCAGGGTGTGTAAATAATATTGCGAATAAGGCCGAGGCGGTACAGCCGATTACGTATGTTGAACCGATTGAAGGCATTCCTCTATTCACTGAGCCTCTTCATATTAACAATACAACAATTGATGTTTTGGATAATATGGATAATATAGAAATATAAATTTCCAAGTAGTGATTGACTAGTGGTAAGCGTTCGTATCAATTTGTATCTACTTGTACTTATTCGTATGCCTAGCAATCGTCTCTCTATGCGGCGTATCATAAAAGCACCAATTGTGTATAAAATCGATACCATTAAAATACATTATAAAGGAAACAGCGCAGTCTTCTATTGTATATGGATAACTCTTCGTAAATCTATCATAATGTAAAATATTATAATTTATATTTTCCATATGTCGAATTAAAGTTTCACAAGCTTTATTCGAGATATAATAAATTACGCCTCCTGCGCCATATATATCTGGTCGTATAGAGTAAAGCGATATATTAACGTTTTTCAAATTATGATGCGGGTTTAAAAAATCAGACTGATGCGCTTTATAATAGTCTATCATAAAATTGTCTCGTTTTATTTTTCTTAATTCATTTTTCGTATGTATGGAACATCTGTAGTCTTTTCCATTATACGACTGCCCGTAGTAGTCATACTTCTTTGTTCTTTTGTCCAGAAATGTAAGCAGGTTTTTTTCATTAAAAATCAAGTCGTCGCCGCATCTTAATATTCCTTCCTTTATGTAAAATAAATCGCGCAAATATTTTATAGAAAGAACTAATTTTTTCAGTAAATGTAGATACGAATCCTCACATTTGATATGCAATATATTCCCTTCTAATATATAATCTTTTTCCATTAATAAATCCCCAATTACGTATATAACTTCCCAGTTATCATAACTCATTTTATGTAAATAAAACTCTTTCATTCGAGTATCTTTATGTTTTTGACACGAAAGTACCAGAATTATTCCATTTACACTTTTTTTAGGCTTTTCATACTCTTTTTCATTATTCTTTTCGTTATCCTTTTCATAACTTGTCGTATGAATACTTTCCATTTTAAATATATTTATTTATTTACATATATTTACATATATATTTACTTATATTTACTTATATTTACTTATATTTACTTATATTTACTTATATTTTCAAAAAAATATTTAAATATAACTAGTATTTTATAGTTAGTAAAATAAGATTCGCAATAGTTTACATAAAGACTATTAACATACCGAAATGCAATCAACGATAAATATGCTGTATAGTGCTGTAAAACATAAAAAGAAAAAGGAAAGGTTTGAAACAATATTGGAACCTCTACAAGCGATACTACAAATCGGCTATCTTACTTTCACGCCTATAGGAACAAAGTTGACGATTCATAATAATATACTACAAATACAACACCCTAATTATTCTCAACCGGTAATACGATGGTATAATAATGATACTCAAGAAGATTTGTTTTATTTGTTCAATATATTTTATAGATTTAAAAAATTCTACTTCTTCCTTAACGACGGATCAGCAAATAAAAATGATAAGGCAAATTCAACCAATAAAAAATTGTATAGTCTTCTTATAGAGTTGGCCAAAAATGGTATCGCCAATTTAATAAGAACATATAGCCAGACTGAAAAAATACATATATTACATACTCTCCAAATGTATAAAAATATACTCGAAGGTGGCAGCGAAACTTCGTCACACGGTAATATGGCTAAACGTATCGACCATTACGAAATAGATAATTTAATAATTTCTCCCGCTTCTAACATTTCACGCAATTCTGGGGCGTCCGCATCGGGAGCACCAACATCAGCATCGTTCCTAAAAAAAGACAATAAAAAGAAACAACATCAGCAACAACTTTTGCGCGACGACGACGACGAAGATACTTCGACCAACCAGGGCGATACTCCCGGCACCACTGGTACCTCCGAAGACGTACGTATGAAAGAATTATCATCTGTAATGCATAAAAATGATAATTCGCAAGAAATAAAAAACATCGATGATGTATTTATACGTATAACCGATATATATACGCAAGAGATGTATAATATTATGTATAATGCATTAATACTTATAAAAAATAATGAACAAATGTGTAACAGTTATATGGACGGATTAAACAAAATGCTTGAACCCACGAATAATCGAATCAAAAAATGGATTGATGAAAATATCGTATTTTAGGTCGGCGTATATGTATGTGTGTGTGTGTAGTGTATATTATGTACGACTCCTAATTTCTCGAATAACACTTAATGCATATGCCTTAATGACGTCAAAATTATTATAAATATAATATAGTATAAATGGTGTATATAGTAATGCGAGCACCACAAGATAAAAAATAAGTTTGGCAAAAAAGTATAATATTGAAAACCCAGGTTCCGGATTTTTATCCAAGCCTAAAATCCTATATACTATGTTATAGTTGAAAAATCTGACCATATTCGATGCAAATGCAGCATACTTATTGGAAAATTTTGAATCCCTCGAATTCTCAGTATCTGTGAATAACTGATAGCATAATGGCGTGTAATAAATAAATCTAGGGGTAAAATTAATATTATAGTTAACGTCCCAATCAGTAACCACTTGACGAATGGGATAATTTAATAAGTAATCGTCGCGATGAGCTTTGCTATATATGATACTGTGTGTACCGGATAAACATAACGGTCTATAATTGTAAGCGTTATATGGAATTAAAAACCACGTAATAGCACCCAGTATATAAATAAAATTATCGCCCTGTTTGCTCGTAAGAAAATCATTTACATTTTTAATATGAAAGGGGTCCTTTATTTTATCATTAAATATAAAATCATCTTCGAGAATTAGAATATTATTCAAGTTCTCTTTTTTTGCGTGTTTGAAAATCTGTAAATAACAATCGGTTAAATCTGCCGATGGAGTTTTTATACCTTTCTTAGAGCATTTAAATCCTTTATTTAATAGAATGTATACCGTTTGGGTAGGCTTATATTCTTCAAGCTGGTTTAAAATATTATCGTATCTACCATTCCCTTCTAAATGAATAATGTATGTCGCGTCAACCGTTTCGTCCAACAATCCCGTTTTATAATTTAGTTTTTCGAAATTATAACAGCTCTCGGTCTCTTTTAATCGTTTATCTAAATCGGTATCTATTCCTGAAACATTATTTTTACTCATATTTTGTAAATCTAATTACTATACTATATTATATATTAATTAGATTATATAAATGAGATAATTCAAGTTAAATCAAGATAATTCAAGATAATTCAAGTTAAATCCAGATAATTCAATTAAATAATAACGTCATCATTATTCTTTTTTTCATCAGGTGAGTGTGTCGACAAGGATACACTCGTTCGCGGAGTCATTTCGCGGTCATCTTTTACAGGTGTACTCTTTCTCTTACACAATCTGTTTTCTATGACATTATTATACTTCTTACACTCTAAATGCCATAAAATAATCGATGAAATAAAAAGCAATATAATACCCAATGATAATATATTTATTACACCTAATACTAATGCGTCTTTTACCCATTTAGTCCTACATAAATACTTTAATATCATCACGATACCTGTTATAATTAATATGTTGGGTATATAATGGTTTGTATTCTCTACACAATCTTCGCTACTATGCTTTGTACCAAATAAAACGTCGCATATATCAGGACCGAAATTCACATTTACTTCTTTATGATGTAACCGGTGAACACTATTGACTTTAAAGATAGAATAGTTAATATTATGAACCGAACAATAAAATAACATAAAATACAATATTATCCAGGGATTGAAAATACTGATATTGCAAAAATAACTAATCATAACAAACGGGTAAGGTATTGATAATTCGAGAACTACTTGAATGAAGTGTGAGAAAAAATTATCGTGTTCGTGGTGATAATGATGCACAATAGAAAATATATTCTTATGAACGTGCGTAACAACATGGTAATAATAAGCAATAAACATAAAAAAGAAAAATGTAGTAATACCTAAAAGTATATTCGGGTATGAAATTATAGATACTGTTGTACCGATTAGCAACCAGGATAACATATTCTTTTTTAAATTATTGGTTGCTGTTATATTTTTTGATAAGTTTGGCTGAAAAAACATATTAATTAATTTATTGAAATCATCTGTCGCTTTTATTTCTACCGACTTGGCAAAAATCTTACCCTTTGTATATATATTTTTTATATATTCATAAATATTCATTTACTTAATATATAGCTTTTAATCTATATATTAAACAACTTAATTTATATATAATTTCACTAATTTGAATATATATTATTAAAATTAAAAAGCTTAATATTCAGCATCTTTAATGCAATAATACACATACATTTGCCGGCTACCATTAACCATACATTAATAAGTAACTCAACCTGTTTCTCATATTCGTGGTCACAATCGTACGACACACCAATCGAATTAAGTAACTCGTCGCGATCATCGCATGACGAACGTTTAATATATTTACGTTCCAAGTCCGTAAGTGGGCACCTATGCAAAACAACAATCGAGAAAGCATCCATCGATACAATGAGAAATATTACCGCCAAGTGTGATAATTTATTATTAAAAAGGACGATTACACAAATAAGGAAAATAAAGGTGTCGTGAATATGGCGATACATTGTACTTTCTTGAACTTCTTTAAGATTAAACTTGTCATACAAATAGTGACACGTACGTCGAATAATATTGTCTTCCATCATTTTTAGATTCTTCTCGTTTTTATAACTGGTGTGGCTGGTGACCGGTTTGTCGGCGACGGCGGGTTCACCCTTCTTCTCTAAATTATCCATATCCTTATCCATATCTTTAATTGTATATAAATTATAGTAATCTACGGTAATATATCGCAATCCTTTTTTTTTTATATTGTAACGTATTAGTATTATAAATATAATACGGCGAAATGGAGCAGAACGGCGCATAACAATTGGAAGAATGATGATGATTCATTTTTTTCAAAAGTATTTTGGATTTTTCAAAAAAGGACATTTATAAATGTCCTTTTTCCAAAAAAAAGTTTTAGATTTGAAAAAAACGATGCATTCATCACTCAGAGCATAATGCTCTAAATCTCATTTTTATATTTATTTTTTTGTTACCATAATTTTTTCAATCTTATATATATATTTAAGGAAAAGGATTTAGTAATTTTTTAGTTATCATATATATAAATAAGATAGTTATAAGATAGTTATAAGATATTTATAAGATTATGCCAAAGACAGAAATCGACTACTCAAATACAATTATTTATAAAATATCTTGTAAGGAACCGAATATTACTGATGTGTATGTAGGGCATACAACAAACTTTGTTCAACGAAAACACTCTCATAAACAAGGATGTATAAATAATAAGTCACATAACTATAATTGTAAGGTATATGACACGATAAGAAATAATGGCGGATGGGATAATTGGAATATGGAAATAATACATTTTTTTAATTGTAAAAATCATTATGAGGCAAGACGGAAGGAACAAGAATATTTTATTTTACTTAAAGCAACGCTTAATAGTATTGAGCCATTACCTTTAGCAAAACCAAAAAAAAATACTATTAATGTTGTGGGTTCTAAAGAGAAAAAAATATTTTATTGCGAAAAGTGTAATATATACTGTAATACAGCAGCCTTATTAGAAAAACATAATAATACAAAGAAACACAATAATACAAAGAAAGACAATAATACAAAGAAACACAATAATACAAAAATACAGAATCTTATCATTTTAGAAAAAAATGCCAAAAAATGCCACGTTTTTATATGCGAAATGTGTGACTTTAAATGCTCTAAGGAATCTAATTATAAAAAACACATCGAGACCATCAAGCATAAAATGATAACCGAGAGTAACATCAAACCTCCATCGGGGGGGCAGACAAGTTTTAGATGCATATGTGGTAACGAATATAAGTATCGACCAGGGTTATCAAAGCATAAGCGGACTTGTCCAAAAATAAATATGCTTTCATTGCCTCAAGCGTGTC